CAGTTAAAACCTTTTGTTCATGCAAGTATACCTCAAGATCGAAAAGGTGAAGCTTATGATTGGTTAAGATCAATAGGCGAAAGTGACATCATCAAGAACGATGTTGTCGTTAGTTTTAGCATGGGCGAAGACAATCTTGCTAAATCTGTTATTGCCGATCTCGAAGAGAAAGGTGTTAATCCAAGTTCAAAGACACACATACATCCAATGACTTTGAAATCTTGGTTATCGGATCGTATCAAAGATGGCAAGGAAGTAGACCTTGAAATGTTTGGTGCGTATGTTGGTACAACTGCTACATTTAGAAAGGTATAATCATGAAAACACAAGTAGTAGAGAAGAAAGAGGCAGGTCTACCTGCAAATTTGATAAGTGAAATGGCAACCGATTCTGGCTTGGGACTATCTAATGTGACGGCAGATGATATGCAGATTCCTTTTTTAAGGATTCTACAAGCATTGTCTCCACAGTTAGTTAAAACTAATTCGGATTATATAAAAGGTGCAGAACAAGGAGATATCTTTAATACTGTTACCCATCAAGTATGGAAAGCAGAAGAAGGTATTACTGTGGTGCCTTGCTATTTTGAGCAAAAATTACTTGAGTTCGTACCAAGATCTCAAGGTGGTGGTTTTGTACAAGAATTATCCAAGGATCATCCTGATGTTTTAAATGTCAAGAGAGACAAAGAAACTAATATGGATATTTTACCTAGTGGTAATGAACTTGTAAGAACGGGTCAACATTACGTTAAAGTTCTTAATGAAGAGCTTGGTATGTTAGAACCTGCCATCATAGATATGAAGAAGACTCAAATCAGAAGATCAAAGATTTGGGTAACTCAAATGTCAATGCAAACTATAAAGTTAGCAGATGGTACATCAAAACCTGCTCCTATGTTTGCCAATAAATGGAGACTTAAAACAGTAGCCGATGGCAATGACAAAGGATCTTGGTATTCCTGGCAGATAGAAAAAGTCGGGATGGTAGATTCTCTTGACGTTTATAATGAATGTAAAGAGTTTCATAATAGTGTTGCAAGTGGAGAGATTAAAGGAACGGCAGTAGCCGATGAGATTGATCAATCTCCTACTACGAATGCAGACGAAATACCATTCTAACTTTTAACGATTTCGGGTAGAGGTCCTCCATTTCATTTTCCTCTACCCGAAAACCATTTGTGAGGAATAAAATGAACAATGGTCAAAGGTTTATGGATGCTTTTCAAGGTTTCTCTGAGGCTCATGGAGAGACAAAGATCTCCCAGGAAAGAAGACAAGGGAAACAAGCCGCCAACTCCTATATAAAAAGAACTCCGTTAACACTAGAACTTATCAACGGTCATCTAGATGGTGGACTTGGTGTTGGTTCTATACCTATCAATGAAGAGAACAACTGTAAGTTTGGTGCATTAGATATTGATACATATCCTATTGACCACCTCTCCCTAGATAAAAAATTAAGAAAACTTAAAATACCATGCATAGTTTGTAGAAGTAAAAGTGGTGGAGCACACATCTTTTTCTTTTTAACAGATTGGATGAATGCAGGTGAATTTAGAGATAAAGCATCAGAGATTGCATCTGTAATTGGTTTTGGTAACTGTGAGATATTTCCAAAACAAGAGCAGATATTAGTAGAACGAGGAGATGTAGGTAACTTTATAAACCTACCATATCATAACAAAGATCAAACCATGAGGTATGCCTTCAAAGACAATGGAGAGGTTGCTACCTTTGAAGAATTTTTAAATTTAGTTGATGAAAGAAAAGTAAAACCAAATGATTTTTTTAAATTACAAGTAGGGTCAAAAAAGACAGAACCTTTTCCAGAAGGTCCACCTTGTTTAAATGTCATGGCACTAAATGGCATTGGAGAGGGATCAAGGAACATGTCTTTGTTTAACTATGGTGCTATGTTTAAGAAGATGGATCCAGATAATTGGAAGGCGCTGCTAGAAAAATTCAATATTGATTACTGTACAAGTCCCGTATCGGCACAAGAGATAGTTCAGATACAAGGTCAATTAGAGAAGAAAGAATATTTTTATACATGTAATCAAGAACCAATCAAATCACATTGCAATAAATCTTTATGTAAAAGAAGGAAATATGGCATTGGTGCAAATGTAGATGCAGTAGAAATAACAGGTATATCTATTGTTAAATCAGAACCAAGAGTGTTCTTTGCAGACTTAGATGGCAGACGATTAGAGCTAACAAGTTTTGATTTACAATCACAATCTAAGTTTCAGATAGCATGTCTGGAGCAACAAAACTTCATGCCTCCAAAAGTAAGAGAGAGCGATTGGCAAGTTTTAATTAACGGATTGTTAGCAGAGGCTAACGAAATAGAAGTGCCAGAGGAACTAACTTACAAAGGACATTTTAATCAACTGCTTGAATCTTTTTGTTATGGACGAGTACAAGCACAATCGGCAGAAGAATTATTGATTGGTAAGCCATGGATTATTGATGGATTTGTAAATTTTAAAATAGATTCTTTTATAGAGTTTTTAAGACAAAAAGGATTTACACATTATTCTAAGGGTCAGATTCAAGAAAGAATAAAGGAAATAAATAATGGAGATAAATGTAGTGAAGGAAAATCTTTTAAAACAACTGATGGTAAGTGGAAAACAATTCGTGTTTGGTGGGTTCCCGAAGTAAGAGAAGATGTTGAAATACCTAAAGTAGAATTTGAAGAGGAGGTTCCGTTCTAATGGAAGTACTAATAGCTTTTTGCACAATCATAGTTGAGGAATGCAGATACAAAGGTGGTAAGAGTAAGTGTAGTTTTTGGAACCCTGGTGTAGTTTTTAAAGACATGGACGAATGTACCAAAGATAAGAAACTAATAGAAGATTATGTGGTAGAAGAACTGTGGAGGATACACCCAGAGGCAGTTAAAATTTATGCAAAAGGAGTATGCTTCAAAGAAGATAAAACTAAAAAACCAACGGGTAGAAACAAAGGACAAGGAGATAGAAAGTGAGTAATGAAACGGCAATCTATGGACCACCTGGAACGGGTAAAACAACAAAACTTTTAAATATTATAGAAGAAGCTATTGCAGATGGAGTTGATCCACAAAGAATAGCTTTTTTATCTTTTACAAGAAAAGCGGCACAAGAGGCAATTGACAGAGCTTGTGTTAAATTTAATTTAGATCAAAAATATTTTCCTCACTTTAGAACATTACACTCTCTTGCTTTTCGTTGGGTTGGAATGAAATCCGAAGACGTAATGAAATCTGCCGACATGAGATTTATAGGTAAAAAACTAGGTATATCTTTTAGAAAAGAAGAAAAAATAAATGTAGAAGAAGGCGACATGTTTACACCTGGATCAAGTGACGGGGATAAATATTTCTATGTATATAACATGTCTAGATTAAAAGGCACTGATCTAATGAAAGAGTTTGATTCTTTTGGAGACATGTCTTTGAAGAGAGCATACATGCCTACTGTTGCAGAAGGCTATCAAGATTTTAAAAAGAAACATTTTAAATTAGATTTTACAGACATGCTACTTAAATTTTTAGAGCAAGGAACAGGTCCAGATTTAGATTTGTTAATTATAGATGAAGCACAAGATTTAGTTCCTATTCAATGGAGAATGGTCAAGGAGTGTTTGTTACCTAATGCTAAAAAAGCTTACTATGCTGGGGATGACGATCAATGTATTTTCAATTGGGCAGGCGCAAACGTAAATCATTTTTTAAACTGTGCAAAAGAATCCATTGTACTAGATCAATCTTATAGAGTTCCATACACTGTCTGGTCTGTTGCAAAAGATATAATACAAAAAGTTCAAACAAGAAAACAAAAGGAATACAGACCAAAAGAAGAGGAGGGCAGTGTTTCTTATTATTACGATGCTATGGATATAAATTTTGGCAGAGGGGAGTGGTATGTATTAGCGAGAACAAACAGAATACTTTCTGACATAGGAAATAAACTACAAGATGAGGGATACATGTTCTGGAGAGAGGGGTCTGGATGGTCTGTGTCTGAACAGTTAATTAACAGTATAGAGGTGTGGATACAATTATGCAAAGATCAAAGTCTAAGTGTACAAAATTGGGTAGAGTTTTCGAAAAGAACAAAAAAGGGAATAATAGAATATGGTGGAAAAAGAAAGATAGAGCAACTAGACCAAAGCAGAACATATACTTTGGACGATTTATTAAACAGCGAGTTGGGATCTCTTTTAAACTTGAACAAAGAAATGATGTGGTACGATGTCCTAAGTATGACGGATCAACAACGAATATATATTACCTCGGCAAGAAGAAGGGGAGAGAGAATATTAACAAAGAAACCTAGAATTCGTTTATCAACAATACATAAAGCTAAAGGTGGAGAGGCAGACAATGTGGCATTAATCCTTGACTGCCCTAAGTTAATAAAGGAAAAAGGAGATGAAGATAGTGAGCACAGAGTATTTTATGTCGGAGCGACTCGTGCTCGTAAGTCCCTCCATATAGTTGAAAGTAAAAGTGAAAGCGGATATCAGTTATGAACAGAGAAGAAATTTTAAAACAAGCAATAGAACTTATTAATGTAGACAGAGCAGAGGATTATGGGCCTGCATATGAAAATCATAAAAGAATAGCAGATTTATGGTCTGTTGTATTTGGCAAAGAAGTAACAGTGTTTCAAGTTGTACTATGTTTGTTACTTTTGAAAATAGCCAGATTAATTTACTCGCCTAAAAAAACTGACAGTTGGATTGATATTGGAGGCTATTCTGCTCTTGGTGGAGAGTTTGTAGAGAAAGAAAAAAATGAAAAATAAAGAGCACCAATATCATTTTATTGATCAAGACATAAAAGATTTATCCTGGGGAAACATAGACTTTGATTGGTCTCCTCCAAGTGACTTTCCAGATTTAACAAAAGCATCTCGTATTGCAGTTGACTTAGAAACTAGAGATCCAAACTTAATAAAGTTAGGTCCTGGGTGGTGTAGAAAAGATGGATACATAATTGGCATCGCAGTCGCTGCAGGTGACTTTCGAGGATATTATCCTATAAGACATTCACAAGGTAATATAGATTCAACTACTGTTTTTAGATGGTTTAAGAAACAAATGGATACTCCAAACATTCCTAAAATATTTCATAACTCTATGTATGATTTAGGTTGGTTACGAGCAGAGGGTATAGAGGTCAAAGGTCTTATACTCGATACAATGATCATGGCTCCTTTGATTGATGAGAACAGAAGATTCTATAATTTAAATAGTTTAGTGATTGACTATTTACAAGAGTACAAGAGTGAAAAAACTTTGAGACATGCTGCAAGTGAGTTTGGAGTAGATCCAAAAGCAGAGATGTATAAATTACCTGCTAAATATGTGGGTGCATATGCAGAACAAGATGCTGCAGTCACTTTAAGATTATATGATCATTTGTTGCCAATACTAGAGAGAGAAGAATGCACAAGTATCTTTGAATTAGAATCTTCACTAATACCTGTAATGCTAGAAATGAAAACAAAAGGTGTTCGTGTTGATTTAGATCAAGCAGAGAGAACTAAAAAACTAATGGCATCACAAGAGAAAAAACTACTTGATGAGATAGTCAAAGAAACTGGAGTTGCGGTTGAACCTTGGGTCAGCACATCTATAGCAAAAGTCTTTGATTTTTTTGGACTTGAGTATTCTCGCACAGAAAAGAGCAGGTCTCCCTCTTTCACAAAACAGTTTCTCTCTCACCATTCTCATCCCATTGCTAAAAAAATAGTAAAGATTAGAGAACTTAACAAAGCGAATACAACTTTTGTTGAAACTATTCTTAATCATGCTCATAATGGTCGCATACATTGTGACTTTCATCCTCTTCGTACTGATGATGGTGGAACTGTTACAGGTCGTTTCAGTTCTAGTAATCCTAACTTACAACAAATACCATCAAGAGACATAGGAATCAAGAAAGCAATTAGAGGATTGTTTATTCCAGAGGAAGGATGTAAATGGGGATCTTTTGATTATGCCTCACAAGAACCAAGATGGTTGGCTCATTATTGTGCTAAACCTTCCGATGGACTTAGACATCCTTTGATAGATGAAGTGGTAACCATGTATAACGAAGGTAAAGCAGACTTTCATCAAATGGTTGCAGACATGGCAAACATATCAAGAAAAGAAGCTAAAACTGTTAACCTTGGAATCATGTATGGTATGGGCCGTAAAAAATTAGCAGACACATTAGCCATCACAGAAGATGAGGCAAGTGATTTGTTAAGAACATATAATGAGAAAGTTCCTTTTGTAAAAGATTTAGCAACAAGAGTTTCAAACTTTGCATCACAGAGAGGAATGATAAGAACTCAACTAGGCAGAAAATGTAGGTTTGATTTATGGGAACCAAGAGGATTCTCTGCAAAGAGACCTTTACCTATAAAAGAAGCAGTTAAAGAATATCAAAATGTACAACGAGCATTTACATACAAGGCGCTGAATAGATTGATTCAAGGGTCAAGTGCAGACCAAACTAAAAAGGCAATGGTCGATTGTTATTCAGAAGGGTTATGCCCGATGTTAACAGTTCACGATGAACTGTGTTTCAATATAAAAAATCAAGAAGAAGTCGATAAAATAAAAGATATCATGTCCAATTGTGTTCCAGATTTACGAATACCTTTTGAAGTTGACGTAGAATTGGGCAATAATTGGGGAGAAGTCGGCTAGGATATCTGTGATAATCGTACAAAAATCAAAGCATTTCTGGGGTACAATCATACACGGAGGTGTTGTTTCGGCTCTGTGTGGCGATCTGAGAGCCTCTTTTTTTCAGTGATTTCATAATTTTGGCTCTTTTTTCATCTGATAGCTTAATCCAAGAAGAAATTTCATCTAGGGTTCTAAAACAGCCAATACATACGTCATTTTCTATTTTGCAGACGTTTAGGCACGGGCTTACAATAGGCTGTAATTTTTTTGGTTTCGTCATTGGGGTATGGAATCTCTGGTTGTTCGTTTAGTCGTCTAGCAAAATACAAGCAGTCATTAAC